TGACTATGATGCTTTTCTGACCATGAAGGGGCGACTCAGGGGTAAGGGCGGCAAGCTTCAAACGCTTATCACGACAACCCCAAAGGGCTTTAATTGGGTTTATGATTACTTTCACCCATCTGGCGAAAAGCACGACCCCAAAAGATATAAGCTCATCACGGCATCTTCATTTACCAACAAGCACCTCCCAAGCGGATACCTGGACTCACTGAAAAGCGAGTACGATGACAAGCTCGTAGAGCAAGAGCTAATGGGTCTCTTTGTGAACCTGACCGCTGGAAAGGTTTATTATGCCTTTAGCCGCGAGGACAATCTTGCCGAGATCCAAAGACAGGCTTTGCCTATTTACGCCGCGCTAGATTTCAATGTAGACCCCATGACCGCGGTTGTGTTTCAGGTTGTCAATGATTCTATCCACATTTTTGACGAGGTGTTTTTGCGCAACTCAGATACATTTCAGATGAGTGCAGAGCTAGTAAAGAGAGGCTATGCTGGCATTTCAGTGATACCTGACTCAACTGGTGGAAACAGAAAAACATCAGGCAAGTCTGATCATATTATCCTCCGAGAGGCTGGTTTTAATCTTATGCCGACATTTAATCCGCACGTAACAGACAGGGTAAATAACGTAAACAGGTTACTGGTTAAGAAAAGAATGATTATCTCGCCCAAGTGTGTCAAACTAATTAATGACCTCGAAAAGGTATCTTGGAAAGGATCTGATCTCGATGGAACGTCAGATAAGCTTTTAACACACATATCAGATTGCGCGGGATATGCGGCGTGGCGTCTTTTCCCGATCAAGCAGGACTACACTAATGTTGGACCATCCTCAAGTAGGAGATAGGTGTTTCCAGGTCTTTCTGTTGGCAACACCCTGAATGCAAGACCTTGTGACACCCATTATTTTTGCAACCTTATCTTGAGATACGCCTAAACGGCATAGCTTCAAAGCTTCGATAGCCTGTGACTCAGTTAAAATGCTTTTGGCTTTTTTCAGGCCAGTCCTGTAGGCGTGTGAGTTTTGTTCTGAATAAGTGCTCCACTCCAAGTTTTCCAATCTAAAATCAGACTTGTCCCCATTAATATGATTAACTGTGGGCTTGCCTTCTGGGTTGGGTATGAATAGCTGCGCCAATACTCTGTGCAAATAAACTAGCCCAGTCTTATTTTCCCTGTGCAGGTTTATGCAGGGATAGCCAGCCTTGGTTTTGCCAACCCTAAGCTCTTTGCCCTCGAGCCTCTTGAGTCCACCCTTATTGTGACCAACCATCCTTGTGCAGAATGCTCGCCACACCCGAAGGCAGAAAAAAGCTAATTCAGCACATCGAGTCAAAAGATAATATTGGGAGGAAGAATGAATCTTTCAAACAGACCGAAGTGTTTTATGACCGCCTAAGAGAATTCGTGGTTGAGGAGTTGCGTCAACAATTCAGCGAGCAGACCATTTCAGAGATGCCACTGGTCAAGTCGGTTAATATTGCAAAGCGTTGCGTAAATAATCAGTCAATGATCTATTCGAACGCACCAGAGCGAACATGGTCGGATCTGTTAGACGAGGACCAGGAAACCATGTGGAGGATTTACCACGACATGGGAGCTAATAAAAAGCTCGACTTTGCTAACAAGATGTTTAAGCTCCACAAGCAAGTCCTACTCCAGGTTATCCCAAAGAATGGCAAGCTGATCATGCGTGTTCTTCATCCTCACCAGTGGGATGTAATTACCTCGCCCGACGATCCCGAGAAGGCTATTGCATATGTCATTAGCGCTTACGATAAGACTGCAAACTTCCAAGATAACGAAGTAAACCCTGCCACCGGAAAGCGTTCTATCTCTGGGCAGTATACGGCCAGCTTCATCCAGAACGCTGATATGCGCGAGCAGGAAAGACAAAAAAATAAGACCTACGTTGTCTGGACAGAGCAAGACAACTTTATGATGAACGGCGCGGGGGATATTCTCGGGGAGGTATTGCCTAACCCTATTGGCTTTCTTCCGTTTGTTGAGGTGTCTGAGCAAAAAGATTTCGAGTATTGGGTGCGCCAAGCCAATGCGTACACTGATTTTACCATTGAGTTTAACGCTGCAATGACCGAGACTCGTCAGACTGTTAAGATGCAATCCTTTGCCGTTGCTATTGTTAAGGCACCTAAAGAGATGCGCTTTAACAATCTTCAAATTGGTCCTAATTACATTCTTCATCTTCCTAATGATGAGGTGAATGGCATCAAGACAGAGTTTGAGTTTGCCTCCCCCTCGGCTAATATTGAAGGCTCTATTCGGTTCCTTGAGGTCATGCTTTCGGGGTTCTTGTCATCTAATGGCATTGACCCGAAGACCGTCACAATGAACGGAGAGTCCAATCAGTTCACATCGGGGCTTGATCGCTTGCTTTCTTTGATCGACAAGATGCAAGCCTCTAAGTCTGACTACGATCTTTTCTCGAAAGCTGAAAGTGATCTCTATGATCTAATTAAGCGATGGATGAATGTTCTACGTGGAACACAAAGCCTTAGCCCTGAGTATTCTGTGCAGGTCCCGGATGACTCTGAAGTGACTGTTTTGTACCACCAGCCCGAAATGGTTCAATCCGAGTCAGACAAGCTTGACACGTGGGCAAAGAAAATAGAGATGGGCCTAGCCTCTCCAATTCATGCAATCATGCAGCTTGAAGGGCTTTCAAGAGATCAAGCACTAGAAAAGTACAAAGAGATCCAATCAGACCAAGAAATGGATTTCGAGGAAGAGACAGAACAAGTGGAAGAGGTCGAAGATGAGACCGAAGTACAGTCTTGATGAAGTAAGCCAAGAGATCGACCTTTCAGAAGTGCTGGGCAGAAACCCTAGCGAGGTAGAGGCGCGTGAGTTTCTGGATGAGGCAATCAATCTGATCATCGAAAGAACACAAGCAGGCTTTGATATCAACGGGCGGGCGTTCAAGCAATACTCAGAGGAGTATGCTCAGTTCAAGGGCGTTTCTCGCGGTGATGTTGACCTCACCCTAACCAGTGCAATGCTATCGGGAACAGCGGGAGAAGTTGACGGATCTCGCGTAAAGCTATTCGTTGAGGCTGATCAGGTGTCTAAAGCCTATAATCATAACGTGGGTGATACCCTTCCAAAGCGCACCTACTTTGGCCTTACGACAGAAGAGATTGAGTCAATCGCTGGCGGCATCGGTGTTGCCAATGTGTTTGAGCAAAGGCAACAATTAGACATCGCAGAAATCATCCGTAACATCGGGTTTATTGTTGACGAAGATTAGACTGACCGGGTTTGAAACAGTCACGCCCAGGATTAAAGCCAAGATCAATCGCGCCATTGCTGAATCAGGCTTTGCAGAGGAGTTGCGAAAATCAATCACAGAAGAAGCAAGAAATAACGGCATTGAGCCAGGACTGGCACCAAGCACAGTAAAGTCTCGCCAATATCTTTCAAGATTCAATGAGACACACCCATCCTATCAGGCGGGCAAGTCAAACCTAACCCTGACAGGGCAGCTATTAGACTCACTGCGCGGTAAATACCTCGCAACAAAGCTGAGATTCAATATCAACCCGCTAAACAGAAAGCATAAAAAATATGCGACTGGCAATAAATCAAAGGGCAAGACAGCCTCGATTGCTCAGATATTTGAATGGCAAGCAGATCTAGGAAGATCTCTTTCCCAGGTCTTTACCCGTCCAGAGTACGTTAAATCAATCAGCGAAAAGCTAAGAACGGCGATACTTTCACGTTATCGCAATTGACAACATCAAAGGAGAGTTCGAAAATGGAACAAGAAGTCAAGAATCCAGAGGGTTCAAACCCACCAGCCAGTGGCGAGGGGTCAGAGGGTAACAAAGTTTCCTATGATTCATTTCGCAAATCAGTAGAAGCAGAAAAGAACGCAAGGAAACGCGCCCAAGAGCTAGAGTCTCGCGTCCAGGAATTCGAGCGCAAGGAAATGGAGAAGGCTGGTCAATACGAAAAGCTAATCCAGCAACTCAAGGAAGAGAACGAGCGCGTGAAGTCCGAGGTTAAAAAAGAGCGGGAATCCTATCTCTGGGAAAGAATAACGACCGGGATCAAGACCGAGGCATTGAAAGCTGGTTGTCAGAGTCCTGATAAGTTAATCAAACTCCTCGACAAAAGTGACTTTGAAGCTTTGCAAGCCGATGCTGATGGCTACAATCTAAAGCAGGAATCACTTTCCATGCTTATCGAGAAGGCCAAGAAAGAGAACTCATTCCTCTTTTCTTCTCAGACTGTAAAAATCAATGACGCTGCACCAGCTTCTCGCCCTTCATCTGGTGGCGAAAAATCACTAGATCAAATGTCTAAAGAAGAGATTTTACAAAAACTTAAAGGAGTTTAACCATGGCCGCTAACGTACTAACAAACACAAAGGCAGACCTAATTGCCGCCCTCGTTCAACGTGAACTTTTGGAAAGAGCCTCTCTCCTTCCTTTCGTTACTGATTACTCTGGGCTCGCAGTTAAAGGTGCTAAGCAAATCGAAATCCCGAAGCTTTCTAGCTTCACAGTTCAGGACCGCGCTTTCGGCGCTGCTGCAACTGAAAACGCTGCTCTCACTGACTCAACTGACGTGATCACACTGAACAAGAACAAGATCATTCTTTTCGGATACGACTCACACGACGAGCAACAGTCAAGCATCAACTACATGGCTGCTGCAATCGCTCGCGCCTCTGCTGCTCATGGCCGTCAAATTAACACAGACATCATCGCTGAGTGGACACTTCGCGCTGGTCTCTCTGTGAACGCTGGCGTTCCTGCTGACATCACTGTTAACGCTATCCTCGATATGCGTGAATTCCTTATCTCTAACTTCGCAGACATGAGCCGCACAGTGCTTGTTATCGCTGCTGACCAAGAGAAAGCAATGCTCAAGCTTGCTGAGTTCTCACGTTATGACTATCGCGGAAACGGCGCTAGCCCAATCGTGAACGGCGCTATCGGTTCTGTTTACGGCGTTCCAGTCGTAATCAATCAACAGCTCGGCGCTCGTCAGGCTTTCATGGTAAACACAGAGGGTTGCGGTTTCGCATTCCAAAAGGCTCCATCTGTTGCTGAAGACACTGCTCTTCAGTACGGCACAGGCGGCAAGCAAGTTGCTGTTGACGTTCTTTATGGCGTTGGCGGTCTTCAGCTTGGCGCTGGTAACTCTGAGCTTATCGCGGCCCTCCGCGACTAATGACCAAGCACAGCGATTTGATTCCAGACTATATCGTGGCGCAATCCCTTCCGGGGTTGCGTCGCCTTATGTTTATGACAAACGCTAAAGCAGGGCATCAGTTTACCTACTTTGACATTCAGCAATTCGATGAGAATGGAAAAAAGAAGTGGGTCGCATGGTTTTATCGAAAGCTCGCAACCATTGAGGAGCTAAATGAAGAGTAGACCAGACAATGAGATAGATAAATTCTACCAATCAGCAGACGGCAAGACTGTTGTGCGCGTTGGTGATGATACTGCTCTTGTTACCCTAACTGAGTCTATCGGCAATACGACCTATGTGGGCAGCGCGGTTCCTGGCTCATCTCAATCAGCACTTGTTTGGCAAATTACCAGAATCGACAAAGTGGGGCAGACAACTCGTGTCCTACTTGCTGGGTCTAGTAATCTGTTTGATAAGGCATGGTCACTAAGAGGTAGTTATGTCTACGGTTAAAGTCGTAAAGCTCTTAGATGCTCCGGTTCAGATTAATCTCAATAGCGGATTAAATCCGTTGGGAGAGTTTAATCCTTTAACGTCTTACGTTACTGGTGATTCTGTCTCTTATCAAGGTTCGTCCTATGTGGCCATTCAGGCTACAACGGGAAACCTACCGACGAATAATCTATTTTGGCAGGTCATTGCAGAAAAGGGTGCTGATGGCGCAACGGGGCCACAAGGGCCTGCGGGTTCATCATTTACACCCACGTTTGAGACAGTATCAAAGAACCTCGACAATCTCACTCCGACATTTGGCTACACATCGGGTGTGCTAACCTCAATCACCTACACGAATGGCGTGATTACCATTGTTAAAACCCTTAACTACACTTCAGGCGTTTTGACCTCAATCGTTTTAAGTGGCGACACTCCGAGTGGCATTGATTTAACAAAGACGCTTAATTATACTTCAGGAACACTTACCTCCTTTACTTACTCATAGGTGACACATGGCGACAATTACCACAAATACTTTTCTCGACGATGGAACAGCTAGAACGGCGGGCGAAGTGTGGAACATGAATGGCGGTGTTCTTACCATTAGAACAGACACTCGCTGGCATATTGGGAAACCCGCTGGCACTACTGGCTCACTTGGTAACTTAACAATTTCGTCAACTCTTGGCGGCGGTGTTCTTGTTGATGCCACAGCGATTAGAGAAGTTTCATTCACTGGAGGCACAGGTAACATTCCC